GATGAAATACATAATTATGGATCAATAAAACGATTACAGGTTTTTAAAACAAAATACCACTGGTTACTAGGTCTTACGGCTACAATGGAAAGAAGGGATATGACACATAATGTTATACAAACCTATGCTCCTATTATAGATAGAATAGACTTAGAAGAGGCTAGAGAAGAAGGTTACGTATCTGATTATATTGTATACAATCTAGGTATAGAACTAAATGAACAGGACAGAGAATTACTTGACTCCTACAACAAATCATTTTACAAACATTTCAGTTACTTTGGACATGATTTCAATCTAGCTATGAAATGTATGGCTGACAAAAAGGCACGAGAACATTATGCCAAAGTGTCAGGATTTGAGGTAGATCAGATAGGATTTCATGCTGTAAGATTTAATTACTTTATGCAGAAACGTAAGAATTTTCTGTATAATCTACCTAGAAAATTAGAGCTTGCTAGAGATATTATAGCTAAATTTAAGGTCAAAACTATTACCTTTTCCGAGAATATAAATTCCGCGGATGAGTTAACTAAAATAGTTCCATTAGCATTATCCTATCACTCTAAGATATCGAAAAAGTTAAGAGAAGCACATCTACATTTATTTAAACAAAAAGAATGGAATACATTAAATACATCCAAAGCATTAGATGAAGGCTTTGATGTCGGTGACATAGAATTAGCCATAATTACTAGCTCTCGTGCTGTTAATCGGGTAGATATACAGCGTACAGGAAGAGCAATCCGATTTAAAGAAGGAAAGCTTGCAGTAATAGTTAATTTATATGTAAAGAATAGTAAGGATGAGGAATGGTTGCGACAAAGGCAACAAAAAGCTAATAACATTTATTGGATAGAAAATGTCAACGACATCAAGTTTGAACGACCTGAACGACTTAAAGTTAAAGTTGGCAAGTCTGATGGCTCATGGGAGCATTAATTTTGGTACACCTGATTACGAGATAGCAAATCTTATTCCAGAATATACAGTAGAAAATATTAATGTAGCATTTACAGAAATTATAAGAGAAAATATGGAATTTGATAGTTTATTGGAAGTCGACGAAGACTTTTTTGAAGGTTACTAAAATTTTACTACTATGATAGGTAGTCTAGAGGATTACACCGATTTTTTGTGCAGACATAATATGAGTGGGGAACAATTCCTATTCTGTTGTCTCATCTATGAAAGAAAATTCAATCTTATTTACAAAATATTCAATGAGAGGGGAGGTTTTGACATAGATGAATTAAACGATCTAGCAGATCGAGGATATGTGATAAATTTAAATAAAGAAGATCAGACGTATTGTGATATGTACTCTGTTACTGAGAAATTTAAGAAAGAAATATATGGAGAGGAATACTCCATGTGGAATGAACTTATTAACACTTATCCGCAGTTTATATTTATTGAGGGAAGAAGAATACCAGCACAATCAACTGATTTAGATCAATTAAAGGTTGTCTATTTTGCTAAAATAGCACGATCTGTAAAGAGACATAAGGAAATTATAGATTTGTTAACCTATGCATCTGATCATGATATGATCAACATGGGTATAGAGAAATGGATCAAAGGAGAACAATGGAAGTCTGTAAAGGCTGTTAAAGACGAAAAACCTGCTGAGGGAACAGTACATGGTGAACGAGAATTTTAAGGTTCTCCCCGTCAAACATATTGGACAAGTACTTGAGAAGGCTAAAAGCGATATACTTGAAGGTGTATCCACTAATCAAGCAGGTCTGAAATGTAGATGGGATAGGATTAATAAAGCATTACTTGGAAGCTGGCGATTTGATAACGTTTATATGTTAGCAGGTGCCTCAGGTTCAGGTAAGAGTTATGTCTTAAATATGTTACACCAAGATTTTTGTAATGAAGAAATCAACTCAGAATTTAAAAAACCGTTTCTAATCCTACACTTTGGATTTGAAATGTCCTCATCAGATGAGGTATTACGCACACTATCCACACTTACAAAGAAGAGTTATGCAGAGTTACTATCTGCTCACACAAAATTAGAAGATTATGAAAATGTGATCAGACAACTAGATGTACTTAGAGATCGACAGATTTACTATGTAGAAACATCTGGTAATTTGAATCAGATATATAACACAATACGAGCATTTAAGAATAAATTTCCAAATCACGAACTTGTTATATCATTAGATCACACACTACTTACGGAATACACGGATGAGAAGTCTGAAATACAACTATTAGCTAAAACTGCAAAGATGGCTATAGATGTTAGAAAAGAGTTCAAGTCCTTAAATATATTAGTATCACAACTAAATGATAAAATTGAAGACCCTAAGCGAATAGCTAACAAGGCTCTTCACTTCCCTACTAAAACTGATGTTCACGGCTCAAAACAAATGTATTGGGCTTGTGATTATGTATGGGTCATACATAGACCAGAATCACTGAACATAGAGAAGTATGGAAGAAATATGTACTTAACAAATGGTTTAATAGCCATGCATCTAATTAAATCTCGTAAAGGCGTACCAGGTTTGGTACGTCTACGCGAGAAGTTATCAGAGGGACAAATATTACAATGGGACGAATGAAAATACCAGCGGGAGGATATATAAGACGTTTGAGAGCTATGCAAGCCCAACTAGGCAGAGAATTTATGAGAGAAAAATTATACGGAAAATTTAAAGGAGTTAGTATAACTTCTACATCCAGAAAGCCAAATGGTGATGGAGATGAAGTAGCTGATAAGTTTGTAGCTGTTGTTACAGATGATGAGGATGGTTTTATTATAGCCAAAATACCAACTCATATTAAGAACCCTGAATCTGTAGCTAATGCAATTGCAGAAGCTCTTAACAAATCAGGATTAGCTTTAACAGACCTAATTTAATGAAAAACATAAAAACGTATGGAATCACAATTTTATTACAAGGAGGAGTTCCCCCTTGAATTACGAATCACAATCAATAATATTAACGAGTTACGTTATCTGAGATATCTACATAGTATACAAAGTAGCCATGTTATAAACAGAGCTACATTAACATTGGGAGTACCGGGTATAGACGATTTCAAAAATTATGTAGAGGAATTTAAAAATAATAACGGTAAAGAAGACCCGGATGGTGGTATATTCAAGGATTTGAGAGACTTATTAGACGAGTACGAGAAGAGAGAAAAGGATAAGAATGAAGGGAGAGATGTATTATCGGGAGACGTATCCTAAAGAATTAAGGATACAAATTGAAAATGAAGACGAACTTAAATTTTTAAAAATTCTATTTAGCTATAATCCAAAACACACACTTAAGAAGTTTACAGTTCCAGAAACATCCGACACTGTAAACGAATCATGGCGTAAAAGATTTATGAAGAAGGTAGAGGAGCATCACATGAGTGATAATGATACTCAATACCAAAATTATGAAATCTTTGATGCATTAGCGACGGAAATTGAGAACGAGGATGCTCTCAAAAGCGCGGATGAAAATTAATATTGAATGGCAAGTATTTTGGTTTATGGACCTAGTGGTTTTGGGAAGTCGAGAGGTATAAAGAATCTCGACCCTAAGACAACCTTCGTAATTAGCTCAGATGAAAAAGAACTTCCTTGGAGAGGTTGGGCATCAGACTATTGGAGTTACACAACTCCTGAAGGAAAATTCGACATGATGAGAAGCAATTACTACGAAGGAAACGACCCAAGAAAAATAGTAAAACTACAAAAGGACATAATCGAAAAACGACCAGATATTAAAACAGTAGTATACGACACATTAACACACATGATGGTTTATAGATTCATGACGGACCCTAACGTAGATTGGGAATTCTATAAGGTTCTGGCAAAAGAAATATACTCCATTGTAGACACGGCTAAGAAGGATAAATCCCGTATGCACGTATTCGTAGGTCATAATGACGTAGGATATGATGCACTAGGAAGAAAAGTAGAAAAGGTTAGAACCATTGGGAAACTTCTTGATGATAAGATTGATCTGCCATCTTTGTTTACTGTAGTATTGTGTCCAGAAGTTGAAAGAAAGGAGAAAGACGCAGAATATTCATTCCTCACACAATCGAACGGCAGCAACGCTGCAAAGAGTCCTGAAGGTATGTTTGACTTCAAGATTCCTAATGATTACAAACTTGTAGTTGATAATTACTACAAGTATCAAACAGGAGAATAATACTTTTTATAAATGTACGGTATAGATAAAACCATCCAGAGCGAATCCGGCTTCAAGAGCATAGAAGTGGGCATTCAGGAGAATTGTGAATTAACGAAGGTATCTTATGGACCTTCAAGTGAGAAAAAAGATGGTTCAGCGAAAGGTTTGTCCTTTCATTTTAAACAAGAAGGTGGAGCAACATTCCGCTTCTTAGAGTTTCCTATTGATAATGATAGAGAGACTCAAAATGGCGAGAAATATTATGAAAAACTCGTCAAGGAGAATAAAGTGCCAGAAATGGCAAAACCTCTTTTCGTAAAACAATACGTTAAGAGAGCATACGATGCGCAAGCATCAAGGATTAAACACATTATGAGTAAGTTCATTTCTGAAGAGAAATGTCTTGTAGCTGGTGCTACATTTGAAGCTTTCTCTAATGCTGTTATCGCAGCCCTTGATAATTCATATCAAGGTAAGAAGTTGAGGCTGAAGCTTGTTTACAACTATAAAGATTATGCTACTTTCCCTAAGTATGCTAACTTTATTGAGTTGCAGACTGATGCTCCAACAACACTTAAACTGGTCCCTAGTAAGGATCGTATTAAGAAACAAACCCCAGACTCTGCGTCAACAGACGTGGATGAGTCAGGATATTAATATAGTACAGGGTGTGAAGAACCACACGGTGATGGCTTTTGGCTGAGGTCTGTGCATCGTTATTCATACACACCTGGGAGGGCGTTGGTGGTGGAAACCCTCCCACTATTTTTATACGGACATAGCTCAGTTGGTTAGAGCGCCGGTTGCTAATCCGGAGGTCGCAGTGTTCGAATCCTGCTGTCCGTGCTAAAAAGATAGGGTGGCTCCCTCAAACTCTGATGCGGGTGAGAATCTCGATGCTGCGCGTGGATGTGGACCACATTAATAACATCAGCTAAACTAAATAGAGATAACAGAGTGTCGTTGAGGCGTACCTTAAGCATCCTCGTATGACCACGATGAAAGAAAAACTAAGAGTTCCCATAAATGGACGTGGGTCAGGAACTTTATACGGATACAGGGGGCGAAATATCTTTTTTAATTTAAAATAATATGAAGGAAGAACTTATAAAATTTGAAACAGCTAAATTAGCTAAAGAGAAGGGATTTGACGTTCCTACTTTACCGTATTATAGAAGAAATGAGTTAGTTGATCCTTGGAAAGAAGTAGTTGTTAAAAGTTACCATTTTCTAAATGCCAATGAAGATAAGCAATCTATATTTTGCTCAGCTCCAACACAAGCTCTTCTTCAAAAATGGTTAAGAGAGACTAAACAGATTAATGTTTACTGCATTCCACAATTAAATCAAATTGGCTGGATGGTCAAAGTTACCACACAAAGTACTCATAGAGATGATAACGGAATAGTAGGACATTTTCATTATAGTCAGTTTAGTGACACATATGAAGAGGCTCTTGAAACAGGTTTATTTCATGTACTACATTTATTATGACAAAGAGAGGAACAATTGCATCAGAACAGTTAAGAAAGTTAGCTGATGAGAAAGGGTACTGGGATTTCCTACGCTTTACTCATGAGGAGCTATCAAAATGGCTAAGAGAGAAACATAAGATCGACGTACTTCCTATAAAATATATTGATATGAGTATGGGTTGGTATAAGTATTCGTTCGATATCTATCAAGATAGTGTACCTAATAATGATTACATTTATGATCCGTATGATACTTATGAGGATGCTATGGAAGCTGGATTACTTTACGCTTTAAAAACACTAAAATGAAAAAATTACACATTTACATCGCTTATGTATCGTTAGTTGCGATACTTCTTATTGTTTACAGTTTATTTATTAAGCCTGATAACAATCTCGTTTATTATGTCACTCTAGCTGCAATAGGTATATTTACTCTTATTGTAGAAGGACTGTGGTTAACACATCTTGAGACAATAAAGACTAAAGAATCTGAAATTATCAGAGATCAAAGGATTAAAGAAGTTGAAATTGAGAAGCAAAAAACTGAGCAACAAATACTGACTGTAAGGGCTGCTGACATAGAACTAAGAAAAATACAGTACTATGAACAGCAAGAGAAAAATGAAGCACTTAAAAAACAAATAGAAGATGATAGAAATAACAAGTCTGAAGGAGTCGGATAAAGGTAGAGCAGTAACATACAGGTCTACTGTAGTTATTGGTAAACTTGAATATGGTACTATTACCAGTTGGAATGATCATTACATATTTGTTGATTATTACCAAGCAGGTGGTAGAGGAACAGCAACAAGTCCACAAAATCTTGACTGGGCTAAAGTTGAAATAAAGAAAAGTCGAGATGGTAAGGTTATTATAACCCCGATTGAAGAGGAACAAAAACAATGAGATGGATTTATGTTTGGATAACTACAATAGGTATTTTATTACTGGTTTATTTGGCATTTGTTAAGTTGCTAGGAATGCATCCTGATAATAGTTGGGACGGTATATCGGTAGGTATCTATGGATTTGTAGCAATTATTGCTGCCATATTTATAGCAGTAATCGCTGCTAATACGGAGAAGAAAGATTAATGTACGAGATCACTTTAGACATTACTGAGGATTTAATATTTAGTTACCTGACAGAACAACAGGTAATGGAATATTATCTTGGTTTTCCTGTAAAGTTCAATAAGTTATTCAGAGTACCTAGTTTTATAAGAGTTGATAAGAAACCTACAGCGTCATTTTACATTGACAATAATGGTAGATTAACGTTTAAGGACTTTGCTGGTAAGTTTCATGGTAACTGTATAACAGTTGCTATGGCACGTACTGGTTTAGATTACAGACGGACTCTTAAAAGAATATACACTGAACTTGTTGAAGGAAAGGAAATACCTATTATACCAGAAGAGGATAGAACAAAATACGAAAAACATAAGAAACTACTTGAAGTTAAAAGAAGAATATTAACTGAAGAAGACTTACTCTACTGGAATCAATACGGAATATCTAAAGAAACACTCGACCTTTATAAGGTCACTGGACTACAAACATTATGGATAGACAAACGAATAGTATATGTTACAAGTGTTAATGACCCTGGCTATTTGTACGATTTTATGGGGAATGTCTATAAGGCATATTTCCCAAAACGGACAGACTATCGTTTTCTTAGTAATACAAGTAGCTATATTATTCAAGGATATAACCAGCTACCAAAGAAAGGAAAAACATTAATTATAACTAAGGCTCTTAAAGATGTAATGACATTGAAAGAGTTGGGATATGATGCTGTAGCCCCACAGGCTGAATCAGTATTAATATCTCCAAATCAGATAATTGAATTAAAGGCTAGATTTAAGAAGATTGTATCATTAATGGATTTCGATCTTACAGGAGTAACATTAATGAACAAGATGAAGAATAAGTATGGTATTCCACCATATACATTAACTAATGGTAGATTTTATACACCAGATTATGGTGCTAAAGATATATCTGATTTAGTTAAGAAAATTGGAAAAGAAGAGGTTACTAAATTAATTCAAGAGAGATGAGTGATATAAGCCTCAGAAGAATTCAACAACTTACTCAAGCATGGATTACTAATGTAATGAGAATCTATGGTTGGGATAGAGAAACGGCAGAATGGAACTGCCTAAGAATAAATCCATATAGAGAAGAAATAAAAGAGATAGCTGATAAACTATTTGAGAAATAAAAAAAAATACATGGAGTTTTTAACAGATTTGTACAGTCGTATTGTAACCTTCGCAGACAATCATGGAAGATATGTCCTGCTAGGTGCAATTGTTTTGTTGTTTGTGTTTCACCCAGTCTTCACATTAGGTGTGGCTGCAACTTTTGCTGCTTATGCTTATTACAAGAATGAAAAGCCATCTGGAAAGAAAAGCTAAGACTCTTTTCGTTAAAGGGGTTTTTAAAGCACAAACAATAGCGGTATATTTAAGGACATTTATGAACTTATGAGAAGATTACTGCTAGAGATCGTCATTCCACAATACATTACTAAGGTCGCTTTGAGTGAATCAAGGCGACCAGTGTATTATTCAACAACTGGAAAAAGAAAACCACCTAAGAAATTACTTAAAGACAAATTATACACAGTAGATAAAAAGGGTTATTTGCGTTATCGTCCTACAGGTGATAAGGTAATAGCTAATAAAAAAGTAGTTGGTACGCCCAAGTACCAAAAGATTAATGGACAGGATTTCTATTCAGGATTTGGTTCTCATCATTTAAGAATGAAAATCGTTGCAGGAATTAAGAACTTCTGTAGACCGTTTATAAAGTCTCTTCCCAAGATAACAGAGTATCCAGTTCAATTTGAAATGGAATTACATAATATTACAGGAGAAGGGAATTGGGATTTGGATAATCTATGGATATACACAAAGTGTATTCAGGATTTATTAGTTGAAGAAGGTATTATGCCAGATGATAATATTCAGTTTGTAAGTAAGCCAGCAGCACCTGAGTTCTTTCCTATCTCAAATGAAGAAGATAGAAAGCTAGTGTTTAAGATTTACAAAGATGAAAGGAATATTAAAATCACAGAACCAGTAAGAAGCGGAAAATGAAGAAGTATAGATTTAAGTATCATTATTACAAACAAAAGGGTAAAATGTCTGTCCATTTTAAAGGACAGTGCTATATTACCAAGGACATTGTTTGTCATGCTGTAACTTCAACTAAATGGAGTAAAACACAGCCTAACGTTGTTATGCAAGGATATGCTACTAATATTTCATATGAGACAGGCACTGACAAAATGATAATTCATAAGTAGTGGGAAGTAGTTTAAGCAAGATATATGATGACTACGATGACTACGTAGCATTATGCGAAGAATTTGGAGTCGAACCTAAGGGTATTAGGGATAATACTAGATCATTCTATGACCATGAGGATGATATACTCAGAGAACATGGTTTTAAGGATAAACAAACGTACTATCAGTACAAGAGGGATAATGTTAGATGGAATTAGTAATAATTGTAATCATACTCTGGTGGTTATTTAGAAATAACGATTGATGTTTACTGGACTTGTTGATGGTGATATTGCAATGTATAGAATCTGTTATACGGTTGATCCGTTAGCAGACCTACGAGTTGTAAAGAACCATGTAAATGCCTATTTAAGAAACTTATTAGAGAGATCAGGATGTTCTCACTATATAGGTATACTAGGTATACATGGTGGAAACAACATTAAGTATAATATATTTCCAGAATACAAACGAGGAAGACCAACAGAAAAACCACCACATTGGAATGTTGTAATGAATTATATGATTTCAGAATGGGGATTCGTTCCTATATCTGGATGTGAGACTGATGATGCATTGGCTTATTGCTCGTTACATAGACAGGCAGGCGAAGATTGTGTCATTATATCATCAGATAAAGATTTACTTCAGATTCCAGGTCGTCATTTCGTAATGGGAGTGATGAGGAAAGGAAAAGTAGTAAGAGAAGATAAAGTAAAGATGATTAGTTTCTTGGATTCTGAGAGACAGTTTTATACACAGATGCTTACAGGAGATATTGTAGATAACGTTAAAACTATTTATGGTATCGGACCTAAGACAGCGGAGAAGTTACTAACATATTGTGTAGATAATGTCCAAATGAGAGAAACAGTTATCAACGAATACAAAAAAGCATTCGGAGACGAATGGAATACTAAGTTTGCAGTAGCTGAAACTCTATTAAGAGTTAATCCAGAATATGCAGAAGTAGTAGGATTTGAAAGACCTAAACCGATATTCTTTAAGGATACCCAAGAATACTAATATGGCAAAAAGAAAACTAGACGACGACACCAGACAATTGTTACAAGAATTCCTTATAGCAAATACTGATGCCATAATTGATGCAGAACTTCAGACGTATAAGGAAACGAATGTTTCTGAACACACTGGAAGAATGTACATATTCACAACATTCACAATGGGTCTAGCTCAGATAAATGCCAAACCTGATAATATGTCAAGTTTTGAATTTATGAGACATGTTGTGAACCAGTTTAAAAGAAATGAAAAAGAAAGACTGGATGATGAAGCAAGAATGATGTATGATGTGAATGGTAGTAATATCACCGCTATTCTAACATTTCTTCCATCCAGAATGTTCAAAATACCTAAGGCAAAAATGGACGAAATTGATCCTGACTTTCTACGTAAACTACAAAGTGGTGAACTAGATTTAGGTGAATTGAAACTAAGAGGAGACTTTGATAAATACAAAGAATTTGTTCATGATGTCATAAGTGTACAGTATCATTCATTTTACAAAAATGGATTAACAGTATATAGGGTAGTAGAACATAATGACGAGATTATTGATTTACCTGTTGTTGAGACGCTGGATTTCGATAAGGGACCAGAGGATAACGGAGGTGATCTATTAAAAATGAGGACTCTGATAGAGGTAGAATGAAAGATGTGTTGAAAATCTCTGGGGATGATGTAGTACTACAGTCCCCAGAGGTCAACTCTGGTAAAGAGTTAAAGATAGGTAAGATCACAGATGGGGTTTTTGTAAAGAAAGAATCCTTCCATGACTTACTTAGAAAATACCAAGCATGGACATTATATGAAGATGTTCTTGGTATAGCAGATGAATTTAAATTTATAATAGAAGAAGAAAATGGTACAGCGCAACCTGATAGATATATATTCACTTATAAAAAGAGTGAAATTCTTAGAAAAGCTCCAAGGAAAATTAAAGATCAAACGGGTTTCAGCAAGCTTATACTGCCACTCTCCTGGGCTACCGTTGAGACGAATAACGAAGGTGACCGTAAGAAGATACAACAATTAGGAGCCGAATGGTTCTTTAAATTAAGAGCTGAATTTCATAAAGATTACATGAAGGAACTCTCTCGTTCTCTCCGGAAAGAGCGACAAGAGTATGTGATATATCCTGCATCTCCGGACGTATTTAGAGCATTAAGAATAACTCCATTCAGTACTGTAAACGTAGTAATCATTGGTCAAAATCCATACCACAATGGACTGGCAGATGGGTTAGCATTTAGCAGTCTAAATGAGCTAGTCATACCGAAGTCCCTCCAAAATATTTTCAAGGAGATAGAGACGGACGTATACGACGGTTTGATGTTAGATACTGATCCTAGATTAGACCGGTGGTCTAAGCAGGGCGTGTTATTGGTAAACACGAGCTTAACAGTAAGAGAAGGAGATGCAGAATCACATTTCGATATGGGATGGGAGAGATTTACAAGTAGAATTATTGCGTCTTTGTATGAGACGAGTAGACCAATAGTTTGGTTATTATGGGGTAAACAAGCTGAGAAGAGCTTTGATGCTGTAATAGCTGAATATGGTAAAATTAATGATAAGCACTTAGTGCTTAGGGCTGCACATCCTAGCCCATTATCAGCCTCAAGAGGCTTTTTTGGATGTAAACATTTTAGTAAAACCAACCACTTTCTAGCTGGTAATGGTTTACAAACAATAACATGGTAATTGAGGAGAAGGATTTTGGAGGGACTCTGGTTCGCCTAGGATTTGGGGACGATATACGTTCACAGATGCCTAGCGGACCTTGGGATAATGAACCCGACTTTATGGAGTTTGTTCATAAAGACACAGGATATACAATAGTAATAAGAAGAAATGGAGTAGGAGCATTATGTGGATATGTTGGAATAGATGAAGATCATTTACTTCACAGACGTAGATATCAGGATTGTCTACATGAGGATGCATATCTACCTACAGAGGAGCAGATTATTGAAGGAACAAAATGGCTAAACGGTTTTACAGACGATGGTTTTAGCTTTCCGGAAGCTCCTCACAGTATGAAGGAAGTAGTAGTCAAGCAATATAGTGAAACACTTCATTGTCCAGAGGGATACGATAAAGGTCATTGTGATCATCGTTTGGATAGTCAGTTTGAAGTACATGGTGGAATCACATTCACAGATTTTATGGTGAAGAGTCCAGTATCAGACTTGTCTAAATGGTATATTGGATTTGATTGTGCTCACCTAGGAGATAAATCACCAACACTTGAAAAATATGCATCAAGAGAGAATGATGTATATAGAGACATATCCTATGTATTAGATGAAGCTACTAACTTAGCCAACCAAATTAAGAAGTATGAAAAACTCAGTGATAAAGAAGTATAATGTTCCTAGTAAAAGGGGCATCTATGAAATAAAGGTAGGATATGATTTTACCTTTCTAGGAATCAAACCTGAATTAGGTGAATTAGGCTTATTGTATTTAATAGATAAAGATACAGAAGCTACATTAGAAACAAGAAGAATAAGTGTAGAACTAACAGATGTAAGTTTTGATCATGATTGGAACGATGATTATCTTGGATCATTTGCCGAGTATCATGTATTTGATATAACAGATAGAGAATGAAAGGATATATAACAGACGAAGAACTGGCTGATGGACCAGAATTTAAGAAGTTTATGGAAACAACTTCGTTAAATAGTGCTGAACTAATTATGCTAATAAAAGATAAAGGCATAATAGGTAAGGTTCCATTTATGCAACTTGTATCAGTAATGTCACTGATTAACCTTACTTTACTTGAAAGAGCTAATACCCGTGGTTATTGCTATGATGAGAGACAGAAAGATGCAATTGCTATGAGTCTTGAGACAGTACTTAGGGCATCAGAACTTGAGTATCCAGAGAGAATTAATAGAGATACATTACGTGATCTCATTAATGAATCTATGGCTATTGCTGCTGATGCTGATCCTGATGAAATGGAAATGCTTGAGAAGAGCTTTGTAACAGCTTGTCTAATAGCAATACATATCTGTTATGAGTTTTTTACTCAACCTACAGATGCGATGCCTTCATTTATTCCTGATAAGATGATGAAACTGGCTGATGATTTTAATAGGCTTGGAGCAGAGTTAATTGAAGCACAATTTAAAGCAGATGATATATCTTGAAAAACACACTCGGGAACAAATGTCTAAAGGTGCAAATGTATTATTTTGTCACAATGAAGATTTTGTAAAGCAACATCCAGAAAAGATAGTGGATGATTGTATAGGAGGACATAGTTGTACTAACTGTGGAAGTCCTGTATTGATATCAGAGGCTAAGTTAAAGTATATACAACCAGATTCAACATTTCTGTGTCTGTATTGTGGTAAACTGCTTCTGATGGATAGTGAATATATAAAACAAATGAACTTCTTAGATGCCAATGACCCAGAGAACAATGAATTGGGTAAAAGAGCTAATGAAGTATTCGGAGGAGATGAATAATGAAGATAATAAACCAGTGGCTAGACAATTTGTGGTTGGTGATTTACACGGGAACTACAAAGGTTTTAAGCAGTGTCTTGAGAAAATTAATTTTGATTATGATAACGATCTCCTTATATCTATCGGTGATATTGCGGATGGCTATTCTGGCGTCCCAGAAATTATCGAGGAGGTAATGAAGATGAAAAATTTCATCTGGGTTATTGGTAATCACGATGAATGGGTACAGAAATGGATGTCAGGTTTCTATAACATGATGTTTGTCGGTGAGAAGGGTGAATTTGATCATCCTATGCTAAACATGGACACTCATATGTGGTTAAGTCAAGGAGGTAAAGCTACTTACAGAGCATATGTTGAGAACGCTGGACTAATGAGTGTACACAGGGACTTCTGGTTGAATAAACCTAAGTTATATCATGTATTGCATGATGAGTTAGCTCATGAGAGTTATTGCTTTGTCCATGCTGGATTCAGTCCATCTGAAAAGATTGCTGATCTAGCTAAAAGAGCACCATACTTTCTGTATTGGGATAGAAATTTCTGGATGAAAGCTATGTCCTGTAAAGGAGGTATTAAGCTTAATCTTGAGGACGATTTTGCACATGTATTTATTGGTCATACATCTACTAACTTTTGGAATAAGATGGAACCAATGACTTCAGGAGGTGTAACCAATGTAGATACAGGAGCAGGGTGGCATGGTAAGGTTACCATAATGAATATCAATACCAGAGAATTTGTACAGTCTGAGGAGGCTGTAGCATTGTACCCTAATGAAAAACCAAGGAGATGAAAAGCGCACAAATTAAAGAAACAAATTGTCCTACATGCAAGCACAAGCTTAATGCTGCTGCTGATATCATTGATTCAGAGCATGTACAGCCGCAGGAAGGTGATGTAGGATTATGTAACTACTGCGGTGAGGTTATAATTTACAAAGGCGGAGAGCTAACAGCAGCATCGCCCGAGTTTATGTTATTAATGGAGAAATATAATCCAGAGTTACATAGGAATATAATGCTTACAAAAGAAGTAATTAAGCTTGATGGAAACTCCACAGAAGTTTGAGATTGGACAGGAAGTAATTTGCATTGAGTTGGAAGGTTGGAATTTACTGGAAGACGGTGCAGATGATTCTGTTCCACCAAAATATGGTGAAATATGTGTTATTGAGAGTTATGATCATTTTGATGGAGAGTGGTTTGTAACGATTAGTGGTTATGCTGATCTGTATTCAGAAGAAGGTTTTGTACCAGTAGGAGATATATCAGAGCTAATAGAATCTTTAGAAACTGTTAAGGATGAAAATTAAAGACATATTTAGCCGAGATAAGATATTCTTCACTTCTGATACACACTTTGATCATGATAACATCCTAAGATTCTCTGGTCGTCCATTTAGAAGTGTGGACAACATGAATGAACAATTGATAAAAAGATGGAATGAGGTAGTTCCGCATGATAGTGTAGTATTTCATATGGGAGATTTTGCCTTCAGTAATGGTATGAGAGTAAGGGACTTTTGTACAAGATTAAACGGTAAAATATACCTATGTAGAGGAAATCATGATAGAGATAAAACAGTTGGAGCAGCCTTTCATATCTCAATGGTCAATGATGTATATGAGATAACAGTAGCAGTAAGTAATGATATTTATCAGAAGATATTCCTATCTCATTATGCTCACAAAGTATGGAAAGGTAGTCATAAAGGAACTTGGCATTTATATGGTCATAGT